CCCATTCAGGCAGTCGCGAGTTCGCGAGTGCGGGAGAATGCAACGATATTATTCGCTGCGGTGTCAGATGTTTTTGCATCTATGGTTTGCTTATCCAAGCAGGTTTCAGTCACATTCCGTGTACCCTGTCGAAACCATGGCACCCCCGAGTAATGGAGGTGAGGGGAATCGAACCCCTGTCCAGAATGTCGATGATGCAACCTATTCCACAAAAGTGGAAAGCCCCCAGTCGGATTTGAACCAACGACCTACGCTTTACAAAAGCGTTGCTCTACCACTGAGCTATAGGGGCGGTTATTGAGATGTCAAACTTCATCTCAACAACCATAATATAGACTAAGAAAGGTCAACTGTCAACAGGTCTTGGCGGAGGACTTTTAAGACCAGAGTTGTGAAGGTTTTTAATTGCTTGAGATAATTCTGGAGTTTCATCCCATTGCCAAATTTCTTCGCGTCCTTTTGTGTCTACTTTTTTGAACTTTTTAATACTCATTTACCGTCTCCAATAGTAATGTCAAGTACTCGATCAATTTTAAACTTATTGGAACGTGCATCAACCTCAACGGCATCCATTCTTTGTTCCAATCTTTTTAGTCTGGTGATAATGTCGCCAACTGCTTCACCAATATAGTCAATATTGTCAAGCAAAAGCTCATTACCATACTTTGCATTAGGTTCGCTTTTAATTACTTTTTCTTCTTCCATGTTATCCTCCATAATCCATGTAGATGTTTCCTGAGATTGTACTGCCAATATTACCACTATTTACGAAGTGAAGCAACATTGACGGAAAAATAATAATACTTCCTGGTCCTAGATCTGGTTTATAGTCTGGGGGAAAAGTACGGCAATTGAGACCATACTTTTCTTGAATGATGCCTAACGAGGGATTTAGGAATGATGTTTTGGATCTTACCGTTTCATAGATGATAAAACTCCATTGACATACTGGATGGATATGTGGATCTTGATAATCATTCTCCTTATATACATTCCTCCACATATGATCAATACGAGGATTCATAGCTATTAGACCCTCGGGACCAAGATTTTTCTCAATTACAGTAACTAAGTACTGCATGGCATCATCACTAATATCTAGTTTAGAATTAAATGATGTTGGAGTGTTTGAATCCCAAGTTCCTATAACTTCTTCATCTTTGCATGGAGGAATCTTGAATAGTTCAAGATCAATAGTGTCTTCAAAGATTGGAATAGCAAAGATTTCTTTCTTCATTTTTTATTAGGTAGGGGATCCGTCCTCATAGTTTTATATACTAAAGTTGCTCTAAGTCCTCGGTAATATTCTCCATTGGGAGGAGCACCTCTATGTGGAATATTGCCTTTGAAGAAACATACTCTTCCTGGTTTTGGTAGAATTTCTACACTTTCCCCATTATGTTCAATAATAGTTGGACCACCCCATTCAGGTTCCCACCTCTTATTTACATAATAGATCCAGCTTAATCCATTATCACAACTACAATCTTGATGAATAGTTGTATCATGAATATATTGTTGTCCATTGACTAGGACTTCTCCTAATTCAAGATCAAAATTAATAGAACCTACAATTGCATTATACAACATTTCGTAGGCACTGTCACCTGAAGATTCCGATTTAGGTGGATAGATTGATTGTTTGAAACAAGGAACTTCAAACTCAAAGTCAGCACCTTTATCATAATCCCAATCTGGAGTACCATCCTGTTTGCTCTTGTGACCACTACAAAGACCGTACTGCCACCCAAATCCATGCAGGATTGTTTTATCCATGTGATGAATAAACCACCATGGAAATAGATTATCAATCACGAAGATCTCATCCTTTGACAGATCGTATTGTGAAAAATTTAAAGGTTCTCTAGAGCAATCAATATGTATCATTGTTCTTCATTCACATCTATAATTTCGGAAACAGGCACTTCGTGCATACCACCAATAAGATACCAGTGATCACCCTCTCTTTCCCCAAGGTACATTAATTCCTTATTTGAAAACGTATTCTCTCGCAACATTGCTTGCAATTGAAGATGTTTCAGTTCATCATCTGAAGGAGCATTCATAAAAAATAATATGGGAGTATAGTATATATCTAGAGATTAGATCCCTACATCATCCCAATCAAAGTCCTCAAGAGTCTTTGCTTGGTTTTTTTGTTTCGCTCTCTTATCATTAACAAAAGCAATACCTTGCAACATACCCCAGGCAGTAGTTTCTTGTTCTCCTCTCAACTCTCTAACAATTCTAGTTCCCGAAAGGTATTTGTTGATCTTAGGAGTATTTTTGGAAATCGTAGAAGACATCTCACTTTCTCTACTTGCAATTGCACTGGTAAGACTACCACAACCATTAAGACTTGGATTATTTGGACTAACAGCAGTAGTTCCCATAATAGCTGACGGTTCTGTTCCCCCAACTCCAACTGTTAGAGTTTGTCCCTCTACTGCATATGTTGCAGCTGTATACGAGTACGTGTATGGAATCCCACCGTTGGCTGGATCTCCCCCATCACCAGCCCGATCAACATCTTGGAGTGTTGGCCAAGAGGAAGCACCTACCCAATACTCAGCAAATCCTGCACCAACTGGAGGTTCATCTTCTTCTCGAACTTCATGCCATTTTTTTGTTTGCTTTGGATCTCCATTATTAATTAAATCAATCTTATGACCCCTACCAACTCCACTTCCATCAGCAATTCCAATTTCTACTGGATCGATGGGGTTTTTAGTAGCTTCAAACTGAAGATCTCGATTATTAGGTCCTCTAACAATAAGAAAAGAAGCATGAGAAGCACCAATTGAAGTTTGTGTATCTAAAAATACTGCAGGGTAAGCTTCTACCTTACCTATGGAAAATATATTAGATGATGTAGTACCTAAAGAAACATTACTCATTACAGCAAAATCAATGCTCACATTATTACTATATCCACCAGCGAGATCGAGATTAGCAACTGATGTACCAAAAGACTCAATGAAAGTTCCATTAGGAAAGAAATCCGAAAAGATAATATCTCCTATACTGAATTGTGACATGAATCCCAATGTGGCATCGCTATAAACTTTATTGTCTGCACCAGTACAAAATCCACTTACGTTTATTCTTACCTTTGGATAATTTGCCGTTCCTAATCCAGTAACAACTGGAAGGTTACCTGTTTGAAAAACAACAGGATCTTCCAAATCATCAGTAAGAAGATCACCAACTTTAATAATACCTCCAGTAAAGGCGGTTGCATTAGAATCAAATATAACAAGGACACTTGTTAATGGGTCGATGCTAGAATCTTGAATCTCATCGATTACATTGGAACCGTACTCTTTATTCTTAGGATACCTATAATACTTACAACCATAATAATTAATCTGTTGACGTTGAGATGGATCCTTTACAACCTTCCAAGTTTGAATATCTTCTTCTATATCCCAGATAGAAACTGTATCTGTTTTTTGAAGTTGCCAAATCAATGGACTTAAACAACCAGCTGCAATTCTTGCATCATATGCATCTTTAACTGCAGTAATGCTAGTATTGATCTCACTAACTAGAGGAACAGTCTTTTGATCCAAAGCCTCTATTAGTTCATCATACTCATCCGCAATGGCATCAGCAATACTGAGTTGTTCAGTCATTGCCTCTACTTGATCTTTTGCTTGCTTTCGTTGCTCTCGCAACCTTTTAGCCATTTCAGCAGGATTCGCTTTCATTATCCGTTCACTCCTTCTCTATAATCATAGTTATATCCAACAATAGAACGTTGATCCCGTCCAGGATAATCCTCGATCTTTCCTTCATACTCAACCACGATCTTATCAACATCTTTTCTTTCACCAAAAATTGTGTAATAGTAATTAAAGTGAATTCCCCCACCAATATTAATTACACCGCCATTATAATCAACAGACTCTACGTATAGATTTTGTTTTTCTCCAATAGGAGTTAAGTTAACAGTGATAGAATCTTCATGTACTAGACCTTTCCAGTATTCTGGTATTGGAATTACATTAGATTCCGATTTGCCACGATAATATACCGCAGCCTCTGGTCCTTCTATACAAATATGTGTCAGTCTCCAACCTTTCTTGGTTGGGTGATGCATATCAAATCCTTTTGGTGGAGATGCCACAGCGATAGCAAGCTTAGCATCTAACCATGGGGAATTAATAACACCAGCAACATTGAGTACTCCATTGACATTATCTGCACCATTTTGCACCTTCACCGAATTACCAACTTTCAATGCATTGGCAATATCAACACCATTTTTAAGACTTAACGCATTCTTAATTGTAGTACCAAGTTTAGTTGTAAGACCAGTAAAGGTACTAACTGCTTGAACATTGAAAATACCAATGATATTTGCAATTCCAATTACTTCTAATGATGCTGGAACTGATATGCCCATTGGGGGACCAATCATTACTGTAGCTCGTGGAGCCCCAACGGTTCCATTTGCACCAAAATATGCTGGTCCATTACAAACTAATGTACCAGGAAATACTCTTGAAGCAGCATCCAGAAAAGAAACGTCTAATGCTCCGATGATAACCTTATCACCGAACATTCCTATCGAGCCAGTAACTGCCATTAGAAGAAGTCCTTAAATTTATCTAGGAACTTAAGAATACCTCCCAAGAAACTGCCCTGGAAAATATCTGTCATAGTTCCACCTTCATTTGAAACAGATCCTGTATTTTCAACAAAAGTTGCTCCCAAAGATAAATTATTGGATCCAAGGATATTTACATTGGTCCCTCTAATATGACAAACAGCACCTTTAATATAAACGTGTTTACCAGAAACGAGAGTAATTTCACCAGAACCATCCTCAGCAGATAATCGAATATTTCTACCCTTAAGGATAATATCTCCATCCTGAGCATCAATCAAAATATGACCAGAACCAGCTGTTAAGATCTTAGCATAATCATCTTCTGTGGTTGATTTATACCCACAGAGTTCATATGAGGTTCCATTACATATAGACTTATAATACCCATCTTTATAGTATGAGAATCCCTGAGTTTGATCAGTAACAACGGAAAAATCGGTAGTTTTACCCTTCAACTCACCAGATTCAATCAATACCCCAGATTCTATTCGGAATCCAGGATAATTTCTAAAATATTCTTTAGTAGTTGGTTTTTGTGTGCTCATTAAATACAGTCGATAACTTGAATTACGAGATTTTGGTTTACATCGTCACCTGCGCCAGTATCCTTCGTGGTATTTGGTGAATATGCCAAGACAGGTCGTATCTTTCCACCAGTACCAGTGCTTGTATTTATTATGATAGGAGGGAGCTTTGTAAATCTATGATCACAGTCTTTCAAATCAACACCAAGAATTGATCCAGATGGACTTAGTTGTAAATCAAAGGTACAATCATCTCCAACATCTACATTATCAGTGGGAGTGTATCCAATTCCAGGTCCAATGATTACGAAATCCGTAAAGATTCCTACTGGTGGATCTGAAGGTCCCGAAGATCGTCTAGTAGAGAAATTATAAGTATTGGTTCCAGCAATACCAGCGAACTTATTACCTGCAGCATCAAAAACTGATCCCCGATCCATGGTGATAAAATAATCTGTTGCTAACTTCAGATCTTTATCTGGATTAATCTTGACAACATCTATTCCAATGAATTCAACCTTATCCATATCTTCAATTTCAATTTTTTCATGAAGATCATTAGTTGCTAACTCTGAAATTGAAATTGTTCCCTTTCCTCGTACAATTTCCTCACTAAATGTTATGATTATATTTGTAGATGTATTGATACCACTAGTGTTATCTGCTGGGGTAGTGAAAATAACATACGGAGCTTGTAAGTCCTTAATAGGAGTAAACCCATTATCGTCTCCACCGCCATCATCATCACCGTCATCGATGGGGTCGTCGTTGGGATCATCCTCAGGAACCAGAGGATCAAAGTTTGGACAATAATATTCTCGACCAGTCTTTTGATCTACCCAGATGAAGCCAGATTCACGCTCCATTCTAGTTTTACCTTTATATTTCTTTTTCCTTAGTCTAGCTACAATTTTACAATCATTCTTGAATGGATCTGGAAACTCTAGGTTGTTAGGATCATCATCTTCGGGATTGGTATCAGTATCATCATCATTTGGAGGATTAACTGGTCTTGTTCCACCAGGTGCTGGACAATATCCAGAACCTTCTTCAAGCATGAATATTTGTCTTACTCTACCTTTTCCATCAATGGTACATTCTGCAATTGCTCCTCCACCATATCTGGTTTTATCAATAATACATATTTTTGGCGGGAATCGATAACCTCTTCCTCTATTTGTTACTTCAATAGAAAGAATACTTCCGTCATCTCCCGAGATGATAGGAACTGCTTTTGCAGTTTTTGTGCATGATCCAATAATTTTTACCTTTGGGGGTAAACAATATATGAATTTACTTCCAGGGGGAATAGTATCGGGAATATCATCCTGATCTTTGGGATTAGACGTTTTTTGATTACAATCAAAGAACTGCGATACATTTCCGCCCATCAAACTGAGGAATGAAAGACTTCCATCACCAGCTGCAGCATCCAGATCACTAAGATTGATATCTAACTTATCAGTTTTAATGATCTGGACATCATCCAAAACACTGGAAATTTTACCAGCAGCTTTTGTAGATAATCCCCACCCCTGAGACCAATCATCATAATCCTTACATTGTAGGTTATCACATGCAAGGAAACTCATGATCATGTTAATGTATCCACCTACCTTTCCTAGTAGGCTTCCAATACCACCAAGAGCACCAGTCAACCAATCCAATCCATCCATGATTGGTGCTAAGGCCTCGTCGATCGCATCAGTCATCTTTGCAATCATTGTTGCAACTGCTTGTTCTACTCCACAAACAGATGCACCAATTGAGTTATTCACTAACTTTTTCAAGAACCCAAAGATATAATCGTAAAGATTAATTCCTAATTTTTCCAGGACACAGAAGAGAATATCCATGATTCTCTTAAGGGCAGCTGCAATAGGAGATTTTTGTGGTTCTGGTACAATTAGTCCAACGAAGTCTCTAAATCTTTTCCCTAGGAACTTAAATATTTTATCTCTAAGAGTATTGAGGATCATCTTCATCGCACCAACGATGAGTCTAGATGCTTTACCAACAATTCTTCTTATGTCCGCTACAAAGTTTTGTGCAGCGTTAATATAAATCGCTCCAAATTTCTGCAAAGAATTAATAGTTTTAAGAAAACTTCCTATTGCATGAGTAACTTTAGAGATAGCATCATTCTCACATGGATTAGACCCACTATGAGGTGCAAGAGACGCATTACCAAAGTATTGACTGGAAGACTGTACGACTCTTCTAACACCCTCCACGTCCCCTACATTACCCGCAGTAGGAGATTTCCTGGCAGTCTTACCATTCTCCTTTGGAGTCGCTACAGTAGTGTCTCCCTGCACTGGTAGGTTGGTAGGACCAAAAGGTGCTCCCATGGATGTACCAGAGAATACACCAAACCCAGCAGCTTTCTCCTCATCAATTGTTTCTTTAGTAATCGTATTCTTAACTTCTTTTAGATTCCTTTGTAGAGCTCCAAAAATAACAGGTTGCTGTGCTTCTTCTCCATCCAGAAAGAAACCGAAAACAGTTTCTCCGCCTACCATGGAACTACTCTCACCAAGACCACCTTGTCCTGCACCCATATATGGTGAGGCCATTACATGAGCCCAGGGCAAATCTTTTTCTGGAAGAGTATCACCATCAAATGGATGATATCCAATTATTCTTACTTTACACCTATACGACCATCCTTCCTCGGGATCTGTAGATAGATCACGCCAAACCCGTGGATCAGCAACACGGCCGATCCACCAAATAAAACCGTCTCTGCCGGCATATTCAGTTTTTAGTAAAGAATGGTCGATCATTCATCAGTCCTCATAAACAAGGCATTCTGGTTCTGATGGATTTTGATCACAGAAAAGTTCTAGGTAAGTAGGATCGTGATGATCTCCTTCTTCAATCTCCTTCTTATGATGTTCTGCATACTCCTCCAATTCATGCAACTCACCTTCAATATGGCGACGTTGATTGGGGGAGATCATAGGGTTGTCAAGGATTTCCTTATCCTTTTCGATATGCTTTTCGATGCTTTCCATAGTTTGTGTGATGTGGAATAGTTATATTCTATATGAATCTCGGACCAAATTCAATGATGTTGTGTTTTGACCACCTGCAACATCAAAATGATGTCTTAAGCTGCGAATTAAATAATTACCACTCGATTCTTTATCCACAGATTTCTCTTCAGGAGACGATGATGGTCCGACTGTTGGAAAGATAACTTTAATTAGTTCCCCAACTTTTAAATTCACATTACATGGTACTACAATATTTAGTGACTGTGTAAACAGCAAGTTATATCTAGAGAATGATTTAGCCATATCGGAATCATCTCTACCACTATTTTCAGCAAAACTACCAGACTCCATACCCGTATCACCTATCCTAACAAGAATTCTACTTGCAGTGTCTGTAATACCGCCTCCTGGTAGTCCCATATTTCTCCCCAACTCTGGGGTATGGTTATCTCTAATTTTATAACTAATGGCACTGAAATTCCAATCTATCGGATTATAGAAATAAGTTAAGTTTGAATATAAACCAACTCTCAAATTTTTAATTATATCTGTGTTTTTATCGAGATATGAATGAATAACCTTGAATGTAGAATCTCCTTGACTTATAACATTAGTAGAAGTATACGTTGGGATATCTTTAGTGTCGGCGGATGTTACACTGATTGTATCCTTGCACATCGTGTCAATAGACTTAAAATGAAATCCATCTTGATTCTCAAAGAAAAAGAATCCAGATGTTCCAACACCTTCTGCATTAGTTCCAGAACCAGATGTACCTGTAGCCTGAGCATTACTTGAAAACGGAATTGATTTTGGTGCCAACCACGTACAAGTATGAAAGGGTTTTTTCTGATTACCCATAAATCCATAAGCGTTTGCAGTAGTCTCCACAAAAATTCTATCGGAAGTAATAGATAATATGTTTTTTAAAATAGTTTCTACATGGGTAGAAATAGGAGCTTTCTTAAATCTAGTCCGACATCTTGTAGCTTCATTATCAAAAACTGTTTTTGTTGCACAAGACAGTGTAAAGGTTTCCGTCCCATCCTTTGTAATCAAATCATTGACAGCAGTTACATATAAAGGATTTTCCTTATTATATTCCAATACTCCAAGTGCCGTTTGGATTTTTAAATCCAATCGATCATATCCCCTGATGGGCAACTTATGATATAGATTATCAGTGTCAGCACACTTAATATAACACGTCACCGAAGGACTCAGTAAATCCTCAAAGTAATCAATACTTGAAATAGCCCTATTAAAACTATAAGCATTTTCATTATCTCCACCAGAAGAAGTCAGATATGCTTCGGAAATGTTGATGTTTGAGAGGGAAGAACTCATGATCCTGATAACTGAGTGAGTAAGATTGATTGTGAAATTGTAACAATATCACCACCACCACCATTGATAATACTATTCCCACCACCGTCGCCGTTAGACATGACGTTGGGCATAGATTTATGTCTTTGTGGTAACTGATTGGCAGTGATAATAGTATTATTTACTCTATTTGGTCTATTATACGATGGGTATTGGTTTACTGGAGGTTGTTCACGTTTAGTTGTATCTATTGTTGATGGGGGAGTTTGATTCTGATTGGGTTGAGAAGAACTTGCAGTGGAAGAAGGTGCTGGAACTACAGTTGTTTTTGGAGCTGCAGGTTCTGCAGATGATTGTTCTTCTAGTTTCTTTGCATATTCTACGAATTTCTTTTCAAATTCCTCTCTACTAATTCGTTTTCCATTAGGATTGAAATATTTGTCTTCTTGGGTTCCTAGAATATTTCTACCAAAAACATATGTACCAACTTCAGGAATACGTACTTTTTCATCAACTTTAGAAATATCATGAGATGATTTTAGTTCTTCAATCTGTGTTGCTAACTCTGTTAGTTTCTTTTTAGCTTCTACTGCTTGTTCTTGGGTGTTACTATTTTGTGGTATTACTTGTGTTTTTGGAGTAACAGCAGATGGGGGTTCTGTTGAAGGAACTGTTGGGATCGTATTTGTAGGTTGAATAGATGTTGCATTAGTTACTTCTGAAAATGGAACTTTATGCAGACCACCTAAGAATTTACTAGATTGAGAAGCATCGTATCGTTCATAAGTTCCTTGTTTATATAATTCCAGATGTAAGTGTGTATCTTTATACTGAGTTTCTTCTCCGCCCAGAGGAACGAGAGTACCAATAATTTGTCCTCTAGCAATTTTATCCCCAGGTTGCACACTTGGATTCATATGCAAGTATCTTGCATCGACATTGAGGTCTGGATGATTAATCATTACACCAGCAAGATATGCATCCTTAGTACCATTATATCTCTCATCAATAACTACACCATCCGACATTGCAATAATCGGAGTTCTGGGATTTTTCCTATATGGAGTAGTTTCTGCTATATCAGTTCCATGGTGCATTCGACCATTTCGCATCCCAACAGGAGAAGAAACATAATTTCCACCTGGGAATGGGTGCAATCCACCAGATCCATAGTTAGAAGTATTAACTTTACGTGATACTGGTGTAGCGACTGAGGATGCAGGTTGGGATTGTACTGATTGACTTGATGTTGCTAATACTGGAATTCCTTGAGTAAAAACACCTGCACTAGCAAGAGTTCCAAACAGTGTAATAGTCGAAGCAAATTTGGAAATACTTAATTTTTTAGTATTTTTTTCTGTCCACTCACCAGGACCAAAATCATCTGGAGTCCTTGGCGTGAGATTTTTTCCATATGATCTAGTTTGACCCGTCTCTAAAAAATAAATTTGTTCATCTACTTCTTGTGCAACTCCAGTGATCCAATCCCACCAGTTTAACCTCTTTTTTTGTTCATACAAGGATCTAAGTTTTTCTTCCCTAGTTCCAGGGGCGGTTGCTGTTTTTCTTTCATTGCTATTAATTAATTCAGGAACAAGAGCAGGTAACCATGCCCCTGCGGTGCCGAGAATAGTTGCAATAGATGCACCTTGCAACATACGACCCAGCAATGCATTAGTTGCCATACCAAATGGAGACGGCAAACTTAACGCAAATCCTCCCTTACTATTCTTACCTATAACAGACAAATCAATTGTCTTAAGGTATTTCATTCTATTTTTAGAAGGAAACTTAAAGTTCCTCAGTTTAGTGTCGTTACGTCTAATAAACTTACTAAACCTTACAATTGCTTTTTCCGTATCCGCGACAGGACGCCTTACACCTTCCGATACTGCTCTAATGTTAATTGGTTTAGCCATTATCCGTCAACGATGTTATATACAATTCGTGAATACATGGTATGGATATTTCCAACATCAAATGGAACCAAGAAAGGAACTTTAGCTCCTTCAAGATCAGGTTTAACATCATGATCTTGTTGTTGATTCTGTTGGGCATTGCCCGTATTTAGTGGAATAATGTTAGTTTGAACATCATCTTCGGTAATAATTTGTTCTGGGGACTGAGCAATAGTTCGAGAAGATTCCGATCTCAATTCCGACCCATCAAGAGATGGATTCAATCCAGTTGCACTCGCATAATTACTATATGCTGCGTTATACGTAGCCATGAAATTTGCAGTATGTACGTTTGGTTGACTTCCTCCAGGTAAAGAAGGCCATCCCATATCTACAGAGAGTTTTGGAATAACATCTGACATTAGGTTACCATCCCTAATAGCCTGAATCATTCCTTGTTCACCACCCTTTCCACCTTGAATACCATACACTTTAGTCATGTATGTTCTCATCATTCTGTCTTGATTTGACTTGGTAAATTTATCTTTATTCAGATCAAGTCCAGCATCTATTGCAGTTTGTCTATGGAAATCTGGGTGGAATTGATATGCACCAATTCCTCCCGTCGTGGTATTACCCTTTCCTCTCATACTCTCACCAGCTTGGAAAGCTTGTTCAATGGTCATTCCTTCGAGATTGATTCCATGATCAATCTGACCTTGAATCGCATTTGCATCACCTTCTCCAGCAGAAACTGCATCCATTAAAGCGAGCATTTCTGGTGCAGCGTTTGGAAGAGAAATACCACCACCAGAAGCAGTTCCCATAGGTGTACTCGTAGGTTGAGCACTGGATTCTGGTTTTAAATTGGTTCCTTGGCCTTCACCTTTAGATCCTTCATTACCTTGTTGATTGATCGAATTTTTAATTCCTTCTAAGATATTAGAAAATTCCGAAACAGAGGAGTTGAACAACGCAACATCCATATCATTAGGCATTCCAGCCAATGACTGTTGTTGTTCAACTCCTCCAGCACCAGGAGGAGCTCCACTAATTTGTCCACCTTGCGGAGGCGGACCTTCTTTTTCTGCTTTTTGCATCTGATCATATGTGATCTTTGCAGCAAAAGCAGCAGTGACTGCAAGAGCAAGAGTTTTTAATCCACCCAATCCCATCCCAGGAGATTTTGTAGAACCCAAATTCTTAGCAGCACTAGCTAGTTGAGTAATTAACTTTAATATAATATCTCTGGATTGGAATATAAAGTCGAATGTCCTCTGTAGAGGTTGCATTAAACTCATCAAATTCTGTTGGAATCTTTGGAGTTCGTCTAGTCCACCCCTAAAGATTTTGGCCAACAGTTCGTTTGGATCAAACGAATTTACCTGTCTTTCTACTCTTTCCGAGATTGTAGGAACAAGTCTGTTAACTTTATTCTCTACAATCTGATTAATTCTGGTTACATTGATTCCATCAGACTCTTCCTGTGGTTGCAGAGACTGTGAAATATTCTCTACTGCACCTACAAGTGGAGATCTAGCAGGTTGTACTCTCGAAGATCCTGCAACTCCTGATTTTCCCCTACCTAGAAAATTCCCAGCAATATTAGAATTTTGCCTACCACGACGAAAAAATGCCCCAGGGTTAATCCCAGACATTCTCGGCATTATTCGTGGTGTAATAGGACTACGCATTACGTTTCGATGATTCTAATTGCTTACGTTTCAAATTCTCTTCTTCAATATGCGCTCTTAAGAGACCAACATAAATGTCTCTCTCCCAGGAAACCATGTTTTCAATTTCGGTCAAAGAATATTTATGGAACTGCATCAAAGCGAAGTTGATTCTGTAATATGCCTCAAGATCAATATGAGACATTATTAGGCGAAAAAACTCGATAAACCCTCCAAAACGACTGTGTTCTCTTTTTTAGTATTAGGATTCATGACTTTAATTTCATGACGAAGTTTGGGCATAGTTTCAAAGAACTTTTCAATTTTTTTGAATTGTTCGGAAGTCAAACTTTCTACCCAATCCCTAAGTTCTTTTTTAGAACATTCGGAAGCAGTCCACATATCCTCTTCAGTATAAACTTGTTCAATACAAGAACAGATAATATCAAAAGATCTTTCCACTTCACTATCATCTCCAGACCTAACACTAAAGTTAGTATCAATGAATTGACCCATAGTTGGATACTTCATTCTAAGAACATACCCCTGACCAAGTTCTAGGTCTCGGTTATGATCTGGATGCTTTTCAACTTCAACTTTATCGATTGGGATCGATACATTAATTTTAGTTTCTCCGTCATCACCACAAGTAACGACAATATCTATAGACTCACCTACCGACTTACCACGAATATTTAAGAACAAATATTCAATATCAAAACTAGGTAGATCTTCAATCTTAACTCTGCCGATAACGCATTCTTTCAGAACTTGTTTAACCGCTGTACTAATTTGATTGGTATCTTCACTTTCAAGTGCTAAGATAAGAATCTTTTCTTCTCTTACCAAAAATGGTCTATATTTAATTTTTTTGCCACTTGATGGCAATACCAATTCGTATTGGGATGTCGTAATCTTTGGTAAAGGCATGACTATTATTTCAGTTCATAAAGGTATTTATTAGGTTATTGGAAACCTATGGTTGTATTGCTGATGTTGTAGTTTCGATTTGCCCGTTTCTTAACCATTGTTGAGTTAAGGTATTTGGACCACTCTGAAACTCCCCAACTAACATTGAATTTTCTTGGTTATTAACAGTTCGTCGTCCTGATTGAATAATTACCTTTCTATCGTATCTCATAGTAATTGATACTTTAAGTAATTGTGCAGCATCATACGAAAGTGGAATACTTTCAATATTTGTTGGGAAAGCATTCACAAAAGCATAGATGATATTATCACGATAATCTCTCTCAAATTTTGTGAGAGAAATCATTCGTTTATATTGTTGTGGATATCTAAATCTATACACTGGTATTTGATCTATTAGCCCCTCATATCCACCAGGACTCCCAGACGTAAGTTTATCAGGAGCATAGATTGGATTCATAAAATTAACCCACTCTTCAAATAATCGAAGAGTCTGATACTCAGAAGAAACATAAAACGTAAATGCAACTTCCATATCTCTTCTGGGACCAGAAAAAGACTCATACATTCCCTGACGATCCCCAAAAACTTCAAAGGGAGCTACATTTGTTCCAGGAATAAATGTTTCCGAACATAAAAAATCAAATCTTTCTGGATTATCTTTCCCAAATACACCTGCACTGGACAGCCAACCACTTAGATCGGTATCAGCATTTGCTCCACCAGTGTCTGCTAAATGAAGTGATACTTTATAGTTATTAGTAGTTGCGGGAGATTGTAGTTGTGCAGCAAACGTCCCATCATTTGTTCTTGATTTTCCTGCTTCACCAAGAATACCTTGGAGTTGCTGTAAAATTCCCATCTAAATAAATTTATGGTTTTATATACTATGTATATGTCTTATAAGGGAAAATATAAACCAGAACATCCCAAAAAATACAAAGGAGACCCGACTAACATCATTTACAGGTCTCTTTGGGAGAGAAAGTTTATGAGATATTGTGATTTAAATGAAAGTGTTCATCAGTGGCAATCTGAAGAAATTATCATCCCATATAAATCTCCCATGGATAATCGCATCCATAGATATTTTCCAGACTTCTTCATAAAATATACTGATAGGAATGGTAAGAGAAGATCTGTTGTGATTGAAGTTAAACCAAAAAGACAACTAAAGATGCCTGAAAAAAATCCAAAAAGAAGAACAAAATCCTGGGCCCATGATGTTCATAATTGGATAATCAATCAAGCAAAGTGGAAAGCTGCAGAAGAATATTGTGCAGATCGTCAGTATGAATTTAGAATCATGACTGAAGATGACTTAGGGGTATGATTGCACAAAGTATCATAGAACAAGCAGGAAAGAAAAGACGCAGTGGAGACTGGTACGTTAATGCATTAGAGCAGGCGTTATCATCAATACAAGATCCCGATATCAGTGAAAGTGATACTGGTGGAGTTGCTGTTGGAGATCTTATATTTTTTCAATATGGTGCAAAATATCCAGAAAAATATGAGTTTTGGGATTTACAACCACTCTCATATGTTATCGAATTCTATCCCGATGGATTTTTGGGAGCAAATCTACACTACATAAATCCAGATTATAGAGACGCAGTTGCAAGAAGCTTGATAAATAGTAAAGGCGGTGTAACTGTACCCAAAAACTCCATACATAGATATTTGTTTTCTGGTATGGGCAGTTTATACAAAATTCCAACGAGTGAAGATTGGGGTGATATAGCGCTTCTACCAACAGAAAAGTTTATTGACAATCGTGGTATGAAGTACCCCAAGCATAGAGCATACTCTTGGAGTAAGTAATGGCAGAACAGAAACTAAAAGTAGATCCCCCAATTACCCAAGTTGTAGACGGAGTAACAGTAGGATATGAAGTTGTTGTAACAACAAGTTCTACTGGTGCTTTCGGTAATAAAAAAGTAATTTCTGATGTAAGGGCATATCCAGTTGATGACAATAACCAAAGATTAAAAGGCGCTAAACAATTATATAGAAATGGTATTTGGTCAAAAAATCAAATTACTACACTTTCGGAAGAACAACAATCCGATTTCCATAAACGTATACAAAGACAAACCCTAAAGTTTGCAAACAATACGAACACTACTAGTCCCCAGTGGGCTAGAATTGAGGGGTCAAATACAAATACCCCGCCTACAGCAACCGCAACAGAAACAGGTAAAGCTTCTGGACAAAATACAGCTCTGGCTGGCGTAAATAGTCTTGTAAATGGTGTGATTGGAGGCGTTGGGGGACTTATCGAACTCGGTGATGAAATCCAAAAAGGCGGACTGTTTTCTCAAATAGATAAATTCAGTAGCTCCAGTGGATCATTTGACACTAACTCTGATACGGTTATATTGCAGGATTATTCTGGATATTTGAGATATCCACTGGGTGCAAATAGGAATCAAGATTCATTGAAAATGACTTGTTTTCGATATAGATCTCCTTATCGTGATGCTATTCAAAGTGGTACTATTGGAAATGTCAAGAGGAACAGTCCATTCAGAGAAAGATTGGGAACTATTGAATTACCTATGCCAAATTCTATAGTAGATACTACTTCTGCTGGATGGGAAGTTGATTATATGAATGATATAACAATGGCGGCTACTAGACAGATTCAAACAAACGCCCTTGAGTTTGCTGGTGCAGCAGGACTGCAGGCAATGGGATTGCCTGGCGCTGGTACAGTATCCAAACTTGCACTCATCGGAAGCATGTATGCGGGAGCATCGAAGGATTCTGGATTAGGAGGATTATTAGGAGCAAATGTTATTAGTATGTTGGGGTCAAATTTAGGATTTGATATTCCTGCAGATCAAATCCTCTCTAGAGGTGGTGGAATTGTAAGTAATAGTAATGCAGAATTATTGTTTAGGGGAGTAAGACTAAGGAGATTTTCATTTAATTATAGTTTAGTTGCTAGAAGTGAACAAGAAACTAGAAGTATTACACATTTAATTCGAGCATTCAAACAATGGAGTGCCCCAAGAAAGTTAACTGGGGATGTTGCAGAAGGTTCTCAGGTACAAGCTGGTGGGTCCTCACTATTCTTGGGTACTCCAAATATATTTCAATTGTCATATATGACAACGGAAAATGGACAACGTTTAGTAAACAAACACGTACATAAGTTTAAAGCTTGTGCATTAACAAAGTTCTCCGTTAATTATTCTCCAAATCAGCAATGGTTATCTTATGAAGGCGGTGCTCCTGTAATTTTTAATTTACTCTTTGAATTTGCAGAACTTGAACCTATATACAATACAGACTATACAAATAATATTCCAGGAGGCCGTCAAGCGGATCCGTTAAGTGACACTGGTTCTGGAGATTTGATGCCCATCCAAATTTACGACGTAGGTTACTAATGGCAGGTTATTTTTCATATCTACCAAATATCAGATACTTATCAAGATCTTTAGATAGAAATTCTATAGATGAAACTAGTGATGTAAAAAATCTTTTTAGAAGAGCTCGTATACGAGAAGACCAATCCAATGTAGTATATGCATTTAATGAATACTACGTTCCTGGAGATGTACGACCAGATCAACTGGCTGAACAGATTTATAAGAATTCTAATTACGATTGGATTATCTTAATGGCAAATAATATTATCGATATTCGTAATGAATGGCCTATGGATGATGTAACTTTCCAAAAATATTTACTTGCAAAGTATAAAACACAATCGGAAATTGCATCTGTTCATCATTATGAAACTACTGAGCAATTAGATGATTTCTCAAGAGTTGTTGTTCCTGGTGGATTAATAGTAGATTCTAATTTTGATATGTCATATTTGGAAAGAAATTTAGATAGACAAATAGAAATTAGTTATAGTAACGTAAATTCGGGAATTCCTGAAGCAACTACAGTAGATGATAATGGATCTGCGAGAGATAGTAACGGAAACATCATTGAAAATTTGAGAGTAAAAGCCATTACCAATTATGAGTATGAGACTAATATCAATGATCTTAAAAGAAATATTATAATTCCCAAGAAAGAATACATATCGACTTTCATCTCAGACCTTGATGAGATAATGACTTACGATACAAGATCTTCAGAAACCATTAATGGTATGACAAAATCCGTATCTAATTCGAGACTTACTGGATAAAATTATTTTCCTTCAACCATTCACGAGTCATTGGGGTAGGATCATAATCTGACCACATAGTACCTGCAGCACAAGATTGAAGTGCTTTAAGAGTCATGCCTTCAGTTTTACCTGCCCAGGTTGCTTCCTTTTCCCAAGGAATAGCAGCGGGTTGTAACATGTAGGCTCTACGTGCCATCTCTTGCCACATCTCAGGAACAGAATCCTCAGGCATAATGATTGCAATCATACTGTTATCAATGGTGCCGGCCATGCAGTCTTGTGCAGCGTGCCATCCTTCATGACGCATTACACTCATCAATACATGAGGACGATGCATAAATGTTTTATTCAGAAAGAAATTATTACTGACAGTATGATAGACACCACGATGTCCTACTGGAAAATATTTCTCGTCCGCTAAAAACACATTGACTCCGACCTGATTGAGAGAAACGAGCATGTTGTTGAACTCGTTTGCAACAGAATAAAAATCATCAGTATTAGGATACTCACTAGAGATATCCAAAACACTAAAGACTTGTTTGACTTCATCAGTACACTCTCTGAGTAACATGCACCCCATTGAATGATTAGTATAGTAATCATTCTCCTCAATTGGATCAGCGAGCACTGGAGCAGCAATCGATGCTGCTGCCAGCAAACTCATAATAATTTTTTTCATAAGAGATTATCAGAAGGGAAGAGCAGCACCACCTGCTGTAGAAGGAATAGTACCACCAGTAGCAGAAGGAAGTTCTGGCATTGCAGCGTCCATCATTCCAGGAAGTTGTCCAGCAATCGCTTCTGCTGCTGCAGATGCAACTCCTTCTTTGACTTGTTCGATGATAGAATCCCGCTGGAGATAAACATATGTTCCTCCACCGATAATACCTGCAGTTCCTACAAAAGAGAGAACTGCTAAAACATTAATTACTTTTTGCATAATAAGCCTCGTAGTATTTGGTAATGCCGTTACAGTTTACATTACCTTGAGATACCCAGTCATGGGCACACTCGTATATAGATTGATTAGTATACTTTGATTTTCTTGTGTTGTCAAGTTCAACACCATATCTGCTTAACAAAATGAGAAGAGCTTGTTCTCTGAGTTTGAGTTTCTCTTTACTGTATCTCCAATCATCAACCATGAATGTTCTCCGATCCACCTTGGAAAGTTTCCGACCCACCAACTGGGTCTAACTGAGTTGTAGTTTTACCACACCTAGTTGCAATCTCATACATTATCTGATGAATATTCTCTTGTTCTTTTGTCTCTTGGATCGTATGTGCATC